ACCGGAACTACCGCCGCCCGAAATTAAAATTCTATTTAACTTAGGGCTCCTTGCTCCACCGGGTTTAATTTGCATTACCATACTTCTACCTCTAATTCTTCGTATTTTTTGTTTTGGATACAGCAGTCGCAATTATGACAAAAGTATCCATCCATTCCTTCATGCTCAATATTATGAGCGATGTTATCCAACTCAGATAACACAGTTTGAACAAGAATTTTATCCGAAATATCAGCAAGTTTTCCAAAATCCATCGTAATCGTCTTAATGTTTACTGGAAGTTTCTTGGTAAAACCTACAATTTTTCCTACCACTGTATAATCTAGTTTCGTATAATCAGAGAATTCTTGAGCAACTAACCATGCGTATAAAGCTAGTTGTTCTCTATAATGGCTGTACCATTCCAAATAAGATCTGATATTTTTATCAAACACATCTTCAAAACTTGCGGCCGTTTTCCAGTCAATTATTTCAATGATCTTATTTTCGTGGTCAAACCTTAAGACATCAATTCTTCCACTAATCACAAAATCATCATAATCTGCTCTGATGTAAAGTTCTTTATGAGTATGTAAAGTATCGAAAGACTGATAAGTTTCAGTTTTTTTCACTTCATTGACTGCCATCACAATATCTTTAAAAACTTTTTTAATGCCTTGGTTTTTCTTACCAATATTGCCCATCATATCCACAGAGTGCTCTTGGACAAAGTCATCAGTACTTTTATCTCCCTCAAGCATTGCATGAGCATAAAGGCCAACTAGCATAGCTTCTGTAGGAGATTCAGCGTACCTTTTTGCTTTTCTTTCCCTTAATCTAAAAGGGCATTCCTGAAAAGTTCTAATATCAGAAAAACTAAATCTTGGTTTTTCTTCGGTCATTTAATGTTCTCCGTTTCTTATTTTTGTTGAAACGTGATATAATCTAGGTATAAAAATATATAAAGATGTATATCACGTCTTAGTCCGCATGTCCGTGCGGGCTTTTTTATTTTGTCAGTTCAACCGCTGCTTTATAAGCATTTGACCATTCATAAAGCTGAGGGATGAGCGAATTTTGAAGAAAATTTTTTGAGTAAACTGATAGTTTTTCTTTATAAAATTCGACTGACTCTTGATAAACTACTTGTCCAAGATGATTAA